CCAGGTACGCGCCGGCTTTGTGCCGCAGCCTGAAGCTGCCGGCGCGTTCGGCTATGATTTCCGCTCGGCGGTCGAGATGATCCGCGAAGCCAATGCTGCGCTGGATGCCGCTGGCATCTCGCTTGATACCGATCCGCGCCGTGTCGCCAAATCCGGCGGCGCGCAGGACGCGGCGCAAATGGCGGCGGTGGAAATCGCCGCAACCGGCGCGGCCGGGGCGGCAGCACCAACGACAGCAGATACCCAAACAGCATAGGGCTCACCATGACCGAAACCACCGACCCGGGCGGGAGCGATCCCGCGCCGGCTGATCCCGCTGTGCCCGATCGACTTCCCTCCGATGGGCAATCGATCACCGCGCGCCGCGCCATCACCGCACCCGCCACCGTCGATCGTGCCGCACGCACGGTCGAGGTGGTCTGGTCCACCGGCGCGCGGGCGCGCAACTTTGTCCCGTCCCTCGGTGGCATCACCGAGGAGCTGGACATGTCGCCCAATGCGGTGCGCATGGCGCAACTCGGCTCCGGCAATGCGCCGGTGCTGAACACCCATCGCAGCAGCGATGCGCGTGATGTGCTGGGGCGTGTGATTGCGGCCCGGCTGGAAGGCGGGCGCGGCCATGCGCGGCTGCAATTCTCTGCCGCTGCCGATGTTGAACCGCTCTGGCAGCGCATTGCCGATGGCACGCTCCGCGCGGTCAGCATTGGCTATCGCGTGCATCGCTATGACCAGCGCCCTGATCCGGTGAGCGGTGAGATGATCTACCGCGCCGTGGATTGGGAACCTTTTGAGATTTCAATCGTGCCCATCCCGGTTGATCGGGATGCGCAAGTGCGTGGCGCGGCGCCGCAGGGCGCGCCGTCCTTCGCCATTGAACCTGCCCTGGAGAATGAGGAACCACCCATGACCGAGACGACGCCGGAAACCCCGGCAGCCCCTTTGGCGCCGCCCGCCGCGTCGCCGCCCGCAACCACCACAGTGGAAACGCCGCCTGACCTTGAAGCGCTCCGTGCCGAGGCACAACGCACCGAGCGTGAGCGTATCTCCGGCATTGATACCGCAATTGATGCCGCCCGCGCCCTGGTCGGCACCGAGACCGCTGCGCATATCCGGCGCGAGGCTGTTGACCGCGGCTGGCATCCGGATCAGGCGCGCCGGTCCTTGTTTGACGCCATGGTGAAAAGTGCCTCGCCACCTTCTGTTCCTGCGCGTCCAGAAACCGGGCCGGGCCATGACTCGCCCTCTGAAATTCTTGATGCCATGGCGGAAGCCTTGGCCGCGCGCAGCATGCCCGGCTACCAGCCGCAGGGCACCGGGCGCCATGCCGAATTCATGGGCTGGCGGCCTTCGGACATGATCGGCGAATTGCTGCGCGTTCGCGGTGAACGCAATGTGCCGCGCAACCCCACACTGCTGGCTGAGCGTGCGTTTCACACCACCTCGGACTTTCCGCTGCTGCTCTCCGCTGCAGCGAACAAAATGCTGCTGGCGGCGTATCAGCCGGCGGCGCCGAGCTATCGGCAGATCTTCCTTCGCCGCGACTTCCGCGACTTCAAGCCGCACCGGCATCTGCGTGTCGGGGATTTCCCGACGCTCATGCCGCTGATGGAGAATGGCGAGATCCAGGCCGGCACCATGTCGGAAAGCCAGGAAATCGTCCTGCTGCAAACCTTCGCGCGGCGCATCCGCGTGACGCGGCCCATGCTGGTGAATGATGACCTGGGTGCATTCACAGATTTCGCTGCCGCCATTGGCCGACGCGTGGCGGATTTTGAGAATGCCACGGCCTATGCGCTGGTCAATCAGGCGAATGGTGATGGCCCGACACTGACGAACGGCCCGGCTGCGGTATTCGGCACGGCGGCAGCGCGCGCCAATAAGGCGGCGGCGGGCAGTGCGCTGGACATCAACAACCTTGCCAATGGACGCGCTGCGATCCTGCGGCAAAAGACGCTGGATGGCCTGCCGATTTCTGTCGGCAATGCCATGAAGCTGCTGGTGGGCCCGAGCCTTGAATTGCCCGCAAGGCAATTGACGGTGAGTGTCGGCGCCACACAAATCAGCAACGCCAATATCTATGCGGGCTTTGTCCAGCCGCTGGTCGAACCGCTGATCCCGAATAATCGCTGGTACCTGTTTGCCGATCCGCCGACCGCGCCGGTCTATGTCTATGGCTATCTGAATGGTGCGGAGGGACCGCAGGTCACCACCGGCCCAGTCTCCGGCGTGGATGGTGTCGAGGTCAGCGTGATCTTCGACTTTGGCGTCGGTGCCATTGATTGGCGCGGGGCCTGGTTCAATCCGGGCGTCTGAGGCGCCTCGGAAACTTAAGCGCGAACGCTACGCAAAGCCCAAAAACACGGCGAGGCTGCGGTTCAAGGCCAATGCCTCGTCGTCACTAATGCGGCCAATGCTGCGCGCAATCCGGTCGCGGCGCACCGCTGTCAATTTCTCAACTGCAATGGAGCTCGGCCGATCAAGGCCACTCGCCTCCGTGGCCAAAATCGGAATGCGCAGCAACGGTGCGCCAGTTTCCTGCGCGGTCAAAAGACAGACCGCAATTGACCCCGTGTCCTGAAACAACTCGGACTGAACCACAACTGCCGGGCGAGGCTTACCGGCGTAATCGCCGCCCGCGCGATCCGCAATCAATACAATGTCACCGCGACGCATCTGTATCGCGGCCATGAACGTCATCGGGCTCTGGCTCGTTGCGTTCAATGAAATCCATCATGTCGACAAAATCGCTCTCGGCGGCGACCAGCAGCGATTGGCGCCGCGCCTCCTCCGCAAAGCCAGGCGCGCGCGTATCCGGGACCCAAATCTGAATTGGGCGCAGGCCACGCGCACGTAACTGGGCGCGATGCGCGGCAACACGTGAACGAACAGCGGAACCAGCCATCGGGCACCTCCTGATGCTGCGTTACATGTAACCCATCTCGGCGGCGATTTCAACCACGCCCACCCCTCACCATCAGGAGAATTTCCATGCGTAACTTCATCCAGCCGGGCAATAGCCTAGCGATTGCCGTGCCCTATGCGACAGGCGTTTCCGCCGGTCAGGGTGTCCTGGTCGGCGCGCTGTTCGGCGTCGCTGCCGTGGATGGCGTGCAGAACGCCATGATCGAGGCCGCGACCGCGGGCGTATTTGATCTCACCAAGGAACCGGCGCTCGCCATCGCCGCTGGTGTGCGGGTGTTCTGGGACAATACCAACCGACGCATTACCGCGACCGTCGCTGGCAATTTTCAGGTGGGCATCGCAACCCAGGCCGCGCTGGCTGCCGATGGCACGGTGCGCGTCTGGCTCAACCGCGTTCCCGCAGCGGGGGCGTGAGCATGACAAACCTGCTGCCGCGTGATCACGAACGCTTGCAAGGCGTGCAGCCCCATTTGGTGCGGGTGGTGATCGAGGCACGCAAGGCCGCACCCTTCATCGTGCTGGAAGGGCTGCGGTCCCGCGAGCGTCAGGCAAAGCTTGTGGCACTCGGTGCCTCACGCACCATGAATAGCCGGCATTTGACAGGCCATGCGGTGGATCTCGGCTATTGGCTCGATGACGGCGATGGTGTGCCGGAGAATGGCGAGATCCGTTGGGATTGGGCTTTGTATCCGCAGATCGCCAGCGCCATGAAGGGTGCCGCGCAAAAGCTTGGCGTCGCCATTACCTGGGGTGGCGATTGGCCAGGCTTTCCCGATGGCCCGCATTTCGAATTGGATCGGGGGAAATACCCATGATCGGCGCATTGCTGCCCGCGCTGGTGCCGATCCTGGGTGATGCGCTCAAGCGGCTATTCCCGGATGCCGAGGCGCGGCAGCGCGCGGAGGCTGAACTCAATGCCGCCCTCCTCGCGCGCGCGGGTGAATTGGAGAAAGCCGCCGCCGATATCATCAAGGCCGAGGCGCAATCGGAACATTGGCTCGCTGCCTGCTGGCGGCCAATCCTGATGCTGACCTTTGGCTTGTTAATCGTCGCACGCTGGCTCGGTTGGTCGGCGCCAGGTATCAGTGAGGCCGAGGCGCTGAAGCTCTGGAACATCGTCGAGATCGGCCTGGGTGGCTACGTCATTGGCCGTTCTGCCGAAAAGACGCTGCCGCGCATTGTCGAGGTGTTGAGGCGATGAGCGCCTTCGATACCGCCATGGCCAGCCTGATCGCTGATGCGCATCTTGGCTGCGCTGCGCAGTATCGCCAGGGCGGCACAGGCGCGCCGATCAGCCTGCGTGTGCTGCGTTCCTCGCCCGATCGTATGGCGGATGCCTTTGGCACGGAGGTGATCTCGGCCAGCGATATTCTCTCACTCGCCATCGCCACCCTGCCTGATATCGCGGCGGGCGACACCTTCTCGATCGGCGGCGAAGTGCTCACCGTCCGCCATGCCGAACGCGACGCCACCGGCACGGCCTGGCGCGTCCTTTGTCAGCGATAGGCACATGCCATGAGGTTTGGCGCGCAGCTAGTCGGTGATCTCCGAAAAATGCTGGCCGAAGAACTACGCGCGGGCGAACGCGCTGCGATGACCGCGATCCGTACAGAAACCGCCGAGGTCAAAGCCGAACTCCGCCAGCAGGTCACCACCGCCTTTGCCGGCAATGCGCGCGGTATCGCCAACGCCTGGCGGTCCATGGTGTTTCCGCGCTCAGGCCAATCACTCCGTCCCGCCGGGCTGGTCTTCACCAAAGTCCCCAAGGTGATTGATGCCTTTGAGCGTGGCGCGCTGATCCGCGCCAAGGGCGGGCGCAAATTCTTAGCTATCCCTACCGGCTTTAACGCCGCGCGTGGCAGGCGCGGGCGGGGCGAGAAAGGCATGCGCGTGACGCCGGCGCAGATGGTGGCCTCGGGCCAGGCTTTTCTGCGGCCCTTCAAATCGGGGCGCGGCTTTGTCTGGTGCCTGCCTCTACGCGCCGGGGAACAGGCAGGGCGGCGGCGCCAACGCCTGCGGTTGATTGCCGGCGGCGTGACAGAAATCGGCACCGCCCATCGCCGTGGCCGAGAGGCCTGGGCGCGCGGGCTGCTCGCGCGCGGCATGGTGCCGATGTTTCTTCTGCTGCCGCAGGTGAAGCTCACCAAGCGCCTGGACGTAAAGGGCGCGGCAGAGCGTGGCCTGCGCCGCCTGCCTGGGCGTTTTGTGGCGGCCTGGGCCGCCGAGGCAGGGAGGCAGCGATGAGCCTGCGCGAAGCCGCCCTGACCGCCCTGTTCGCGCGCCTGAACGCCAGCCTGGCCGCGCGCAACCCAGCGCCCGTGATACGCCGCAATGAAACCGTGCCGCAGCGCCTGCCCGCGGGCGGGCTGGTGGTGCTGCGCGATGGGGAGAGTGTCTCGGAAACGCCGATCCTCTCGCCGCTGGCCTTTGCCATTGAACACCGCGCGGAGATCGAAGTGCTGGCGGCGGATAATGCGCTATTGGATGCGCTGCTGGTCGCCATCGCCGCTGCCATCACTGCGGATCCCATGCTGGGTGGTGCGGTGGAATGGGCGCAGCCCGGCAGCGCAGATATCGAGGATGTCGAATTCGAAGGCGCGGCCAGCGCGCGTGCCGCGAGCCTACCTGTTGCCCTGTTCTTTACTGCCACCGGTTCACCGCTGGCCTGATCGCCCACCAGGAGAAACCCCATGCCCCGTGCCATTGGCGCGAATGCGCGCCTGCTGATGATTCCCGAGGCCAGCTATGGCACTGCGCCAAGTGGCAATTGGCGGCGC